ATGATATTTGTGCAGTTCAACCAATGACTGGGCCAACTGGACTTATCTTTGCAATGAAATCAAGAATCAACTCTGCTGGTGGTGATGAAGCACTATTCGGTGAAGCAGATACAGATTTCTCTGGTGCCGGTACTCATGCTGGTACTAACCCTGCCATTTTGAATGACAGCCCTGCTGGTACATTCACTTCTGGTACAGGTGACACTACTGCAAATATGGAAGCACAGGGTGACTCTGCTGGTAACGCTTTCGCTCAAATGGCATTCACCATTGAGAAAGCAACCGTTACTGCAAAAACTCGTGCTCTTAAAGCGGAATACACTATGGAACTCGCACAAGACCTTAAAGCAATTCATGGTCTTGACGCAGAAACAGAACTGTCTAACATTCTGTCTTCTGAAATCCTTGCAGAAATCAACCGTGAAGTTGTTCGTTCTATCTACAAGGCTGCAAAGCCAGGTGCTCAGACCGACACTACTAACGGTGGTATCTTCGACATGGACACTGACTCAAATGGTCGTTGGTCTGTTGAGAAGTTCAAAGGACTTATGTTCCAAGTTGAGAGAGATGCAAACGTAATCGCTCAGCAAACTCGTAGAGGTAAAGGTAACATCATTATCTGTTCTTCAGACGTTGCGTCTGCACTTCAGATGGCTGGTGTACTTGATTACGCTCCGGCACTTAACAACAACCTTCAAGTCGATGACGCTGGTAACACCTTCGCTGGTACTCTGAATGGTCGTTACAAAGTGTACATTGACCCATACATGGCAAACGCTGCTGCAAAACAGTACTTTGTTGTGGGTTATAAAGGTTCTTCACCTTACGATGCTGGTGTCTTCTACTGTCCGTATGTGCCACTTCAGATGGTTCGTGCAGTTGGTGAGAACACTTTCCAGCCTAAGATTGGTTTCAAGACAAGATACGGTCTTGCTCAGAACCCATTCTCGACTGCTACTGCAACTGACGTTACACTTGGTGCAAATGATAACGTCTACTACCGTAGAGTTCAAGTCGTCAACCTTATGTAATAATAAGAGTTGGGCTAACCAACCATTCAAAAGGGGAAACTTCGGTTTCCCCTTTTTTTATCTGTATAAATAGTTGTATGGTACAGATAAATTCATTAAGCAGACAACCCACTGAACTTGACTATGCAGACCCAACCAAGTTTAAGTTTAGTATTAACAAATTACCGTTAGTAGAATTCTTTACTACTGCGGCGAACTTGCCTGGCGTTAACCTTGGTGAGTCAATCTTTCCAACCCCACTAAAACAAATTCCTGTTATGGGTGATGACCTCACTTTTGATAATCTAGAGATTACATTTCTAGTGGATGAGAAACTTGCAAACTACATTGAGTTACATAATTGGTTAGTAGGCATTGGTTTTCCAAAGTCAAGAGGACAGTTTACATCTTTTAAGTCAGACAATGCAGATGCATTTCCAACTCAACCAGCGGCCAAAGGCGCACCATCTGGTGTACAGGCAATGTATGGTGATGCAACATTAACAATTATGACTGCAAAGAATAATCCAGTAGTGGAGGCAAGATTCCAAGATGTATATCCTGTCGCACTTAGTGGACTTGCATATAATCAACAAGAGGGTGACGTAACGTATTTAACAGCAACTTGTACATTTACATACAAACTGTATGAGTTACATACATTATAAATAGGTTAGGATGAGGTTCAAAACCCTTGAACACCTACCATAGACCTAAACGGTTAATATATCTAACGCAAGGAAGATATGCAATCTCATCCCTTTGATTTGAAGGATACATTATGAACTTAGAAGAACTACAAGAAATGTCCGCCAAGGACTTAAAAATAGATGACCAACAACTGGACATCGAATCACTTAAAACGCCAGAACTCTATGGCAAATATCTCAAAATATTTACACGTTGGAACTTGTTACTAAAACAAGTAGAATCTAAACATCGTATTCTCTATAGACAAAAGTGGGAATACTATGGTGGTAAGGCCGACCCAGATGTTTACAAAGAAAAACCCTTAGACTTAAAAATACTAAAACAAGATGTTCCCATTTACCTAGAGGGTGATGAGGAGTTGATTGAATCTCAACACGCAGTGGAATATCACAAGGCAATGTGTGACCATGCAGAGAAGATGTGCAAGATGTTGAACAATCGTGGATTCCAAATCAAGAATGCAATTGATTGGAAACGGTTTATGGAAGGTTCAATATGAGATATGGTAGTCCACATATCACAGAACGTATTGGTGGAGTAACACTTTCACAAACTCTGAAACACGTTGGTAAAGAACTACAGGATGCAAAGATTGTAGGTGCAAGTGGTCATGTATCTAGAAGCACTAAGATTGCTTGGATTAAGGATAAAGTAATCTTATCTACATTCATGACATATGCACAGGCGGCCAATAAAAACGCTGGATGGAATTTTAATATTGACATGATTGAACCTTTGCAGTATGCAGAGTATTCAATTGAAGATGAATTTGGTTGGCACGTTGACCAACACAATACACCTTACAAAGATGGTAGAGTTAGAAAGATTAGTTTTTCAGTATTCCTCAATGATGATTTTGAGGGTGGTGAGTTTGATATAGAAACAGGAAACCCAAGAGAGAACCCAAGGTATACAACAATTAAAGGAAAACCAAATCATGCGTTTTTCTTTCAGTCAGACTACTGGCACAGAGTAAGACCAATTACCAAAGGTGTACGCAAGAGTTTAGTTGGATGGGTTCTTGGCCCTATGTTTAGATGATTATATCAAAGAAGAATGACGTATATCTAACTGTAGAAACTGACAAAGGTATCGCAAGAGAACTTTCAGATTTCTTTACGTTTGAAGTGCCGGGCGCTAAGTTCATGCCACAATATCGAAATCGTATGTGGGATGGAAAGATACGTCTGTTCTCAATACAAACTGGTGAGATATACTTTGGTCTTTTATCTTACATTGAAGAATTTGCAAAACGCAATGATATAGAAATTGAATACAAGGAAGGAGTGAAAGATGATGAACAACTTGGAGCCACCGAATTGGGTGAATTTATTGGAAGAGTGTCACCTCAGTCCAAAGGAACGCCTATACAGGTTCGTGACTACCAGATGGCCGCATTGGATTATGCAATCAGAAACAATCGCAGTCTGTTGCTTAGTCCTACTGCTAGCGGTAAGTCGTTAATCATTTATATCTTATCTGTTTGGTACGCAGCCAAGACAGAAAGTAATATTCTTATTCTTGTTCCCACAACATCATTGGTAGAACAAATGCACTCAGACTTTCTTGATTATGGATTCAAAGAATCTATGATGCAAAAGATATATCAAGGTCACTCAAAGAACATTACAAAACCCATCACAATATCCACATGGCAATCAGTTTACAAGATGCAGAAGAAGTGGTTTGACCAATTCAGTACAATTCTTGGTGATGAGGTTCACATATTTAAATCAAAATCACTTACAGGTATTATGAACAAGATGGTTAACTGTAAGTACCGTCATGGGTTCACAGGCACCCTAGATGGAACGCAAACACATAGGTTGGTACTAGAGGGCCTCTTTGGTTCAGTAAACAAAGTAACATCTACAAAAGAACTGATGGATAGTGATACACTTGCAAAACTAAAAGTTGAGTGTATTGTTCTACGTTATCCAGATGCAGATTGTAAATATATGAAAGACTTATCATATCAAGATGAGGTTGACTTGATTGTTCGTGATGAACGTAGAAATAATTTTATTGTAGACTTGACAAAACACTTGACAGGTAATACATTAGTATTATTCCAGTTTGTCGAAAAACATGGTGACGTATTACATACCATGATAAATAAATCTTTAGACAACAGGAAGGTGTTTTACGTTTATGGTGGAACAGACACACAGACAAGAGAAGAGATTCGCTCAATTACTGAAAATGAGAAGGATGCGGTCATCGTTGCATCGTATGGTACTTTTTCTACTGGTATCAATATTCGCAATCTTCACAACATCGTGTTCGCTTCACCGTCCAAAAGTAGAATTAGAGTCTTGCAATCCGTTGGCCGTGCGTTGCGACTTGGTGACAATAAAGACGCAGCTCGATTGGTAGATATTGCTGATGATTTTACTCACAAAGGAAAACAGAACTTCACTTTAAGGCATTTTATGGAACGAATAAATATATACAATGAGGAAGAGTTTGATTATGATATTAAACAAATCTCTATAGACAAAGGATAAAGATGGAACAGCAAACAAAAGTCTTAAAACTTTCTAATGGAGAAGAGATTATAACAGTGATTACGTCTGCTGATAAGAGTAGACCTTATATAGAAGTGACCAATCCATTACAAGTTAATTTATATCCCAAGGCCATGGAAGGTGGTCTTGTAGAAAGTATGGCATTATCACGTTGGTTGACTGTAAGTGAAACACAGATTGCCAACTTGAATAAGAATAGTATTATCGCAATTTCAGATGCGTCAATCGGACTTGTTCGGTTTTACGAACATTGTGTGAAGAAGATGACTCTGACCGCCGAAGGTAGACATTGGGAAGAACCTACGGATGAGGATTTAGATAGGATTGCTGAAGAGGAATCTGAAAACATTATTCCATTTCCAGACCCTAGTAAGACAATACATTAATTCATTCTCAAACCCTACATAGGGATAATACCGTCTTGTCAAGGAGAAGTCAAGACATTTTCTAAATTTATTTACTCCTTGACATTTTATGTGTCGTTTGGTATATTGTATCTAATTAATGGGAAAGACTCATGGCAGTAGAAAAAAAGAAAAAACCACATTATGTAAATAACAAAGAATTCCTTCAAGCGATGATTGAGTGGAAGGCACAATGTCGAGCGGCAGAGGCCGAGGGTAAACCTCAACCACCTATCACCAATTATATTGGAGAATGTTTTTTGAAGATTGCAAACCATCTATCATATAGACCTAATTTTATCAACTACACATATAGAGATGAAATGATATCTGATGGGATTGAAAACTGTTTGCAATATGTACACAACTTTAATCCAGATAAATCAAACAATCCATTTGCATATTTTACACAAATCATTTACTATGCATTCCTTAGACGTATTCAGAAAGAAAAGAAGCAGTCTCATGTGAAGAATAAATTGATTGAGAATATGACAGTAGATGAAAGTTTGATTGATTCTAATGATATGGGTAATCCATTCGTGGACTACCTACAAAAGAACTTCTTACCAGAAGAAGATGTTTACAAACCTAAGAAAAAAGCAGTTAAACCAAAAGGATTAGAATTATTTTATAATGAAGATAGCACTGATAACTGATACTCACTTTGGTGCTCGCAATGACAGTTTAGCCTTCAATGACCACTTCTACAAATTTTGGAGAGAGGTATTCTTTCCATATTTGGATGAACATGGTATTGATACGGTTATTCACTTGGGCGATGTTATGGATAGACGTAAGTTTATTTCATACAAGATTGCAAAAGACTTTCGTGAGCAATTCATAAAACCAATCGTTGATAGAAATATCAATATGCATATGATTGTGGGAAACCACGATACTTACTACAGGAACACAAACGAGATTAATTCACTGTTTGAATTACTTGGTGGGCCTGGAGATGAGAAATACCCCAACATTAAATGTTATGACCACCCATGTACTGAAGAGTTCGATGGTGTTGGTATTCATTTGTTACCTTGGATTAACGAGGGTAACTATGAATCTGTCATGAGGGGTATTCAAATGACCTACGCAGACATCTGTATGGGTCACCTAGAAGTAAATGGATTTGAAATGCACGCTGGACATTTCTGTGAGGGTGGTTATCCTAGAGAGATGTTTAGAAAGTTTGATACTGTTTTCTCTGGTCACTTTCATAAGAAGTCAGACGATGGACACATCTATTATCTTGGTAACACATACCAGATGACATGGAGTGACCATAACGAAACAAAAGGTTTCCATATCTTTGATACGGCAACCAGAGAACTTGAGTATATTCAGAATCCATTTAAAATCTTTGCAAAGATTTATTATGATGATAGTCAAACTGATTACACTACACATGATGTGGAACAGTATGAAGACAAGTTTGTAAAGTTGGTTGTAGTCAACAAGAAAGACTTGTATGGGTTTGATAAGTTTCTAGATAGACTCCTTGCAGTCAAAACGCATGAGGTTAAGATTGTAGAGGACTTCTCAGAGTTAGATGCAGAGAATGTATCTGATGAGATTATTGAGAACGCACAGGACACCACGACACTTTTAGATAGATATATTGACGAACTGGATGTTGATATAGATAAGGGTAGATTGAAAAGCACGATGCGTACTCTGTACCTAGAGGCAAGTGATTTGGAGATATAATTGATTACATTTAAGTATGCGAGGTGGAAGAACTTTCTATCCACAGGGAATACGTTCACTGAAATTCAGTTGGATAGAAACCCATCAACTTTGATTATTGGAGAGAATGGTGCTGGTAAGTCTACCATTCTTGATGCATTATGTTTTGGATTGTTTGGTAAACCATTCAGACAAATTAGTAAGAACCAACTTATCAATACTGTCAACGGCCAAGGTACGGTTGTTGAAATCGAATTTGAAACTCAGAATAAAAATGTCAAGGTAGTTCGTGGCATCAAACCAAACACGTTTGAGATTTGGGTAGATGGTAATATGATAAACCAAAGTGCAAATGCAAAGGATTATCAGAAACATCTAGAACAACAAATCTTGAAGTTGAACTATCGCTCATTTACACAGGTCGTGATTCTAGGGTCATCGACATTCATTCCTTTTATGCAGTTGAAGTCACAAGCAAGAAGGGAAGTTGTAGAGGACATTCTTGACATTAAGATATTCTCGCTGATGAATTTAATATTGAAAGGTAAGGTGAAATCTCTTAACACAGATATCAGTGAGAACCAATACCAAACAGACCTACACAAAGAAAAGGTAGAGTTACAGGAGAAGTACATTGAGGATGTTGAACGGAATAAGGACACTCTTCTATCTCAAAAGACAACTCTTAGAGATGGTAATGAAGAGGAAGTGTTCACTCGTAAAGCAGAGGCGAACCGAATCACGGAAGAGAACCAGACCCTTCTAAATGCAATGTCTGGTGAAGAGGGTGCAATTGAAAAACGTGATAAACTAAAAGACATTCAATTTACACTAAAG